ATTTCTAAAAAGAACAAGCAAAGTACAACAGAGAAAGATGTTGTAGAACCTATGCAATACAAAAAATACAAAAAATCAAAAAAGAAATAATATGGCATTCAAAATGAAGGGCTTTCCGATGCACGCAACTACATCAGTACCAATGAGGCAAATAACTGATAAGATGAGAAATGAAAAAAATAAAGTAGAAATAGCGTTTAACAATCAATTGGCTGAGGAGGGTTTTTCCACTGACACTAATTTAGAAGGAGCTTCAGAAGAATTATTGGCTTTAAAAAAGAAATTTGATGAATTAAGAAAACCTTTTATAGAGGAAAATATGAAGAAGCTGGAAGAGAAAGAGGGAAGTCTTTTTCAAATGAAGGGTTGGTCACCTTTACACCAAGAGGGACCTGTAGATAAAAAGAACCCACCTGTAGGTAAGGGAGAAAACCCAGACACTTGGGTTTATGAAGGTGGTGACATGCGCGAAAGGATAATCGACTTAGAGGATAGAATAGAATTTATTAAAGAAGATATATTTAATCAAGACGGTAAAGCTACTAAAGCACAGGAAAAGCAATTAAAGAAATTAAAGCAAGAACTAGCTATACTTAGAAAAAGAAATAAAAAGAAATAATGTGTATGCCTTGTCCTATATGTATTGGCTCTGCTATAGCCGCTGTTAGTAGCGTAGCGGTAGTTATAAAAAAAATAAATAAAAAATAATGGCTTTTAAACTACGTAGATCTAGATCTGGATATAGAAAAAACTCACCGCATCGTAATGACCCATCACTTATTATAGTGGGCAATGAAATTAGCATGTGCGAAGAGGATGGTTCTCCGTTAGAAAAAGGGCCTATAGCTGGAACTGGAAAACAAACAGGAATAACAATTATCATGGAACCAGGTAAAAACTACAAGTTTCCAGGTGACTATGAAGTAATAGAAAAACCATTAAATTAACAATAATATTAACCAAATAAAACCAAAAAACTATGACTTATTTGTATTACAAAAGTTCGTACACTACGAACGCAAAACCAAGTGAAAAAACTACAAACCAATGGAAGCATTTAGCTAGCAAGGCTAATTGGAGAATCACGCAGCTTCCTAACGGATTTTATCAAACAGAGTGTTCTAATCCTGAAAACGAGGAGTGGCACGCTGTAACAAGACGGGAGACAGTTGAAGGCGCTGAAACAGCAATTGACGGAAGCATCGACCATTTCTCTAAAAAATTAGAGGCTATACAAGGGCCTAAAGTAATAAAAACATTCAAATAACAAAATTATGGCATTTAAAATGAAAGGAAGCCCTATGTTGAGAAACTATGGAGTAGGCAAAACAACAGAACCTTTAAAACAAACAGATTCAGATCTAAAAGATTACTTAATGGATGAAAAAGGATTTTCTCAAGCAGACGCTGATAAGCAAATAGAAGAAGGTTCTTACACTACTTCTGACAAAGACTTTTTGGCATGGTATAAAAAACAAAAAGGCGAGGGTGAAGGAGAAAAAACTAAAGGCGAAGCAAGTGGCGAAGGTGGAGAACAAGACGCTATGGCTGCTATGGCCGCTGCCATGGGAGGTGGAGGTCCTATGATGTACCATCCAAATAAAAAGAAATAAAAGTAACAGCAACACAATTTAATAAAATTTAATTTAATATGGAATACAATCTACCTAGCGAGATTGTCAAAGACTTGAACTTTGGCGATAACGCTAAAAACAAAATAATAGCTGGCGTAAGTAAGCTAGCCCAAGCCGTAAAATCCACATTAGGCGCTTCTGGTAAGTGCGTAATATACGAAGACGGACGCGGTAAACCGGTTATCACAAAAGACGGAGTAACAGTTGCAGAATCTGTTGTCTTGTTTGACCCGGTTGAAAATATGGGTGCTACGCTTATTAAGGAAGCGGCTAAAAACACAGTGAAAGAGGCAGGTGACGGTACTACTACAGCTACCGTACTTGCTGAAGCACTTATAAAAGAAATTAGTAATAGAGAATATGAGGACGTTGCTATAAGAAGCATCAAAGAGGGTGTTGTTTCTGGGCTTAAAAAAGTGAACGATTATCTTGATACCATTAAAATTGAGGTAAAAGATGACATGCTAGATAATATCGCTGGCATAAGTTGTAACAACGACTCTAAGTTAGGCGCTATTATTGCCGATGCTTACAAAAAAGTTGGTAATGATGGCGTTGTTTTGATGGAAGAGAGTGAAACTAATGACACTTACGTTGAGTTAGTTGATGGGGTACAGCTAGAATGCGGTATAAAATCACCACATTTTATAACAGACACTGAAAAACAACGTTCTGTGCTTGAAAACCCATTGATTTTAATAGTTTCATCAGAAATACCTAACGTTAGAAAGATACAAAACGTGTTAGAGTTCGTAATAAAGAACAACCGATCTTTACTTATAGTAGCACCAGTGGCGCAACAAGTAAAATCGGCGCTTTTAATGAACAAAGTTAAGGGTAATATCAAGGTAAACATCATAGATCCACCAGGTTTTGGTCCCACAAAGCAAGATACTACTAAAGATTTAGCAATTTTAACCGGAGCCACTGTAATTAACGAAGAATTAGGCGATGATTTAGACTCTATAACGTTAGATGTACTAGGAGAGGCTGAAAAAGTAGTTACAGATGACAAAAATACAGTAATTACTCTTGAGGGAATGATAGAAGGAGTTTCTGAACGAATAAAAGAGGTTAGAAAACTCCACAAAAAAGAAAAAAATGGTTTTTTAAAGAAAAAACTAGAGCAAAGAATAGCTATGTTATCAGGTTCTGTCGGAATAGTGAAAGTAGGTGCTGATTCTAAGGTAGAATTAAAAGAAAAGAAAGATAGAGTTGAAGATGCTATATATGCTACAAAAGCAGCGTTAAAAGAAGGTATTGTGCCAGGCGGTGGAGTTGCACTACTAAACGCGTCGGAAAGAATACCGTACGCAAATGTCGGTGAAGCAATACTACTAAAAGCTATTACATCTCCTTATCAAACAATATTGTCTAATGCTGGTATAGAACAAACTGAAGAGCTGTCTGGAGGAAACGGTATAAATGTTGTAACTGGAGAAGAGGTTGATATGGTTGAAGCTGGAGTTATAGATCCCGTGCTTGTAACTAAAACAGCACTTAAAAATGCCGTTTCTGTTGTAACTACTATTATATCCGCTGATTGTGTAATTTCAAACATTAGGGTAAATGCAGGCAGTTAATCATTATTTAGTAATAGAAAAAATAAAAGACGAGCCTAAAAAAGTAGGTGGTTTGATTTTAACAGACGATACCGATGAAGATAATAGATATTTAAAAGGTAAAGTTATATCAACAGGAAACAAAGTTGAGGGTGTTTGTGAAGACGATGTTATATATTATGATAAACACGCTGGACACGGTATTCAACATAAAAATAAATTTTACTACGTAATAAAACAAATGGACGTAGTTTTAATAGACTAACATGGAGAAATATTTATATTTTAGAACAGAAGCTACAGACGCAGATGACGACGCAAGAGGTGACTCTGCTTGTTGGCCTGTGTCTTCGTTTATGGGGATGCAACCTGTAGGTGATACTGAGCTAGGATTATATTTCAAACCTATGAGACGAGGTGTTCCTTCTGGGAACGAACCAGATGCGGACGCTAGTTTTGACAATAATGACAGCGTTATATTAAATCTGACCTCGGCAAACACACATTTAGTTGCTATGCAGAAAATAGCATCTGCTATAAACTCAGCTAACGCTGGTGGCGTAATAGTAGTTGCAAATGACGATAGCGGTGGTACTAAAGTTATAGCAAAATCCGGAATTGCAAGCTGTGGTACTATCTCTGTTTCTCCTGCGTATGCTAATTAGACCTAAACTATAAACCAAAACCCTAAAACTTAAAACGTAAAACAAATTAATTATTAACTAAAAAAAAACAAAAAAATGGAAAAGATTTTATTGTTCAACGAACAAGGAACAACAGCAAGTATTGGAGACGCTGCTCATGATGTAGCTGGTTATCCGGTTAGCAAATTTAGAGGTTTTACTAATCTTGGTACAACTGATACTGAACTTGAAATGGTATTTGACTCAATGGAAGATGCTAACGATTTAGTTTTGTATGATAACGTAAAGTTAACTATTACGGCTAACAAGCATTTATCTGTTATGGCAGATATTTGGAGAGCTATTCATGGAGGCCCTCATTCTGATGGTGTTATTACTATTTTTGATGCGGAAGATACTACTACAAAAGTATCTAGTGATATCACTGGTATTACTATTACTGTAGCAACTAACGCTTAGTAATTGAGATTAACCGCGCAGGATCTGCGTGAAATGAATATCCTTAAGTATTACAGGCTCACAAGAAAGTGGGCTTGTAAGACTTACGGATTAACAGACGCGGATTTAGAATTATTAATTTATTTAGATTGTAAAGGAAGATTTACACGACAAGAGTTTATAGATGGTACTTATACCATGAGTTGGGACAAGAACCGATGGGAAAAACTAAGAAAACTAGGTTGGATAGAAACCTGGAGACACAGAAACAGAACGACAATAAAATACTCGGTATTTAAAACATCATTTAAGTGTTCTCAATTAATTAGTAGAATATATAGAGTGTTGTTAGGTGAAGAAGATTTGCCAGTATCAGAAAGAAGTATTTTTTATAATAACAAATCATACACGGACAAGGTTTTTAATAAATCTATAGATGATATGATAAAAGACAAAGAAAGATAATATGGCGTTTAAAATGAAACATTCAAACTCTACATTTCCCTTCAAAGGAGAGAGTCATGACTTTTTACACGAAGGTGGCTATAAAATAGTACGTAAAAAACTAGAAGATGGAGTGTTAGGCGAGGCAGAGAATGGTAAAACTATAAACGTTGACACAAGCGTAAAGCCTGGTAGTGAAAAAGATAAAGAAGTGATAGCTCACGAAAAGCATCATCAGGACGAGATGCAGGAAAATTTAATATCTTACAATGACGATGAGGTTGTAGATAAAATAGCAGGTAAAGAATACAAAAGAGAAGACGGTAACTTAATAGATAAAGAAACTGGTAAAGTTTACGAAGAGGGTGACAAAACGTTGCCACACGAAAAAAGAGCTTACAAAGCTGGTAATCAAGCAAAAAATGCATAATATGGGATATTTTAAAGTAACAGGTGGTGTCGCAGCGCCTTTAAAACAAAAAGTATACGACAAGGAGTTTTATTTTAAAAAAGATGGTAAACCAATAACTAATCAAGAGTATTGTAAGTTACAAAGCTCTATAGGCCCGGATGTTCCGCCTAACTTTAGTCTAACAACTAATCATCCAGACCCTTGTGGTAAAAAAGAAAAAAGAGAGTACGAAAGAGCTTTAAACCAAAGAAAGAGAGAGATAAAGCAAGACGATCAGAAAAGACCAAAAAAATGAGTATATTAGGAAAAATATTTTCAGGTGGAGCTACTGAATTAATAAAAGGTGTAGGTGGAGTTATAGATAACTTACACACGTCTAAAGAAGAAAAGCTTGAAGCTGAAAAACAAATAAAAGATATGATAATGGGTTACGAGGCTGAGATGCAAAAGCAGGTAACTGAAAGATGGAAGGTTGATATGCAGTCTGACTCTTGGTTATCAAAAAATATAAGACCACTAGTTTTAATATTTTTATGTGTATCAACAGTGTTGTTAATATTTATCGACGCTGGTGTTATATCATTTGAGGTTAAGGCTTCGTGGGTAGATTTATTACAATTAGTATTAATAACGGTGATCGGTGCTTATTTTGGCGGTAGATCACTAGAAAAAGTAAAAAAATAAAATGGGAATAAATTCAACAGAAGTCTCTTATGGCTTTGGACAAATGGGTAGTATGTTTAACGATGGTACCGCGGCAATGACGCCTCCTACTAACAAAGTGTTTGTAGCTATAACTATGTTAGCTGACACTACATTTGATTCTAGTGGTGGTTTAAAAGCTGACAATGATTCAGCTGGGGCAGGATTAGAATATATTGGTACTGAAGCAGCCGCTCACAATTTAAGCGTTGCATCTGAAACAACTTCCTCTGGTGGTGGTGGTTTACAAGTAGATGTAAATAATACTTTTCCAAAAGGTGTTACTATTTACGGAAGATGGACCGAAATTGATCTAGCATCAGGTATGGTTGTAGCTTATATAGGAGACTAATGTTAGGATTAGGCGCTAGTTTAACTTCTGCTAGTTTTACATCAGAGATAAATTATTCTTTATCTTTCGACGGAAGTAACGACGAAGTAGATTTTACTACCTCTGGTTTTCAAACTGCTTTAGCTGAAGGTGACTTTAAAAACACTGGGTCTGTGTCAATATGGGCGAGGTTAAATACCACGGGTACCAACGGTCAGCTTTGGGATTTTTGTATAGACACAAACAATAGAATAAATATTCAATATAAACACAACGTTACTCATAAATACGTGTTTATGTTTAAAGGAGGTGGATCTCAAAAAACAGCTGAATCTGGCACGTTGACTCATGAAAACGACGGTAACTTTCACCATATAGTTTGTACTTGGGATAACGGCGATGATAATGAAATTAAGCTTTATATAGATGGATCGTTGATAGACACAACAGGTTTAAGCACAGTAGAATTAAGTGGAGATTTTGATGACGCTGCTAGCTCGTCAGGAGTAGAGGTAATAACGGGAACATCTTTTAATGGTAACGCAGACTTAAACGGTTATCTTGATGATTTTGCTGTTTACAGTAGTGTTTTATCAGCTAGCGATGTTACAACTTTATACAACAGCGGATCATCAAACCCAAGTAATGTCAATAGCGTTGGTACTTGTATAGCGCACTGGACATTTAACGAGGGAACAGGCACTACTGTAACAGATAGAATAAACGCTTTTGAAGGTACGCTTGGAACAGGAGGTAACGCACCTACGTTTAGCACTGATAACGCTGCTGGATAACAAAACAAATAATTAACTTAAATTAAATAAAATGGCAAAAAGAAAAACACCAAAGGCTAACAAGCCTTTAAAACTAACTAATGAAGAACTTAATAGGTTACAAGAAATAGTTAATGGAATTAACAACTACCAAATACAAATAGGTAGACACGAGACTCAAAAGCATCATATTATGCATTTAACAGCTACTCTAAACGATCAGTTAACAGTATTAAGAGAAACGTTGAAAGAAAAGTATGGTACTGACGATATTAACATCTTAGACGGAGTAGTTAACAAATGAAACTAATTAGAAAAATCACTATAGGTAAAGACTATAAAAGCGACGCTATGCATTACGCTGTTGGCCAGGAAGTTTATGGTGGACACACTATTTGTGATATAATAGAAGAAGAAGATAAGTACTCTATTTATATTAGAAAAAATAAAGATGTTTTACCATGGAAAGACTTTAACAAAAACATGGCTATATCTATTGAGTATAACTTAGAATACTAATGAAAGCGCCTTTTGATTTTGTTATAAAGCCAAAAGGAAGTAGATATAACAATACTAAAAAAGTTGGTGATAAAGACTTGATATTAAACACGGAGGTTTATAATCATCAATTTGTAAATAGAGAAGCTATTGTTAAATCAGTTCCTACGGCTTTTGAAACAGAAATAAAACCTGGAGATACAGTTATAGTACATCACAATGTTTTTAGACGTTGGCATAATGTTAGGGGTAAAGAAAAGAATAGTAGAAGTTTTTTTAATGAAAATACATACTTAGTAAAAGAAGACCAAATATTTTTATATAAAAAAAATAATAAGTGGAAACCTACTAAAGGATATTGTTTTGTACAACCTATAAAACAAAGAGACAAGCTAAAACCAGGAGAAGAAGAAAAGTGTGTGGGTATAGTCAAATATACTGACGGAGAGTTCGACAAAGGAGACTTGGTTGGCTTTACACCTTTTTCTGAATACGAGTTTATTATAGACGGAAAGCGTTTATATAGAGTTATGAATAAATTTATTACAATTAAATATGAGTACGAAGGAAACGAAGAAACGTATAATCCAAGCTGGGCACAGAGCAGTTGAAGAACTAATCAACGTTGCTAAAGAAAAAATTATTACTAACACAGAAGACGATGTTTCTGCTGATAGATTAAAGAATGCTGCAGCTACTAAAAAATTAGCTATATTTGACGCATTCGAAATACTTAACAGAATACAAGAAGAAGAAAACCTGCTTGAGGGCAAAACACCTAAAGAGGCAGAGAAAACGGTCTTTAAAGGATTCGCAGAAGGTAGATCTAAGTAATGTACAAGCAAAGTTTAGTTAACATAGTTGAGCCGATAAAAAAAACCACGATTACTAGAATGAATCGAGGTAAGAAATGGAAGTATGGTTACAACAAAGAACACGATATAATAGTTTTGTCTAAGAACGGTATTATAGGCGAAATAATAGAAATACAAAATTTAGTTATAGCTCTACCTAAAGCACCTAAAGAAATATATAAGCATCCAGACAACAAATGGGTCAAAACAGAACAACCAAAAGAACTTGGTAAACTTAAAAATATATTTGATTGGAGGGCATATCCTGAAGAACAAAAAGAACAATGGTTCGATTATATAGACGAAGAGTTTAAAAGAAGAGAAGAAGGGTTTTGGTTTACCAACAACGGTAAACCCACGTGGATAACAGGAAGCCACTATATGTATTTACAATGGAGCAAAATTGATGTTGGTGCTCCAGATTTTAGAGAGGCAAATAGACTGTTTTTTATATTTTGGGAAGCTTGCAAGGCTGATAAAAGATGTTATGGTATGTGTTATCTTAAAAACAGGCGTTCTGGTTTTTCTTTTATGTCGAGTGCAGAAACTGTTAATTTAGCTACGTTAGCAAGTGATAGTAGATATGGAATACTATCTAAAAGTGGTTCTGATGCTAAGAAAATGTTTACTGATAAAGTTGTACCTATATCAATTAACTACCCTTTCTTTTTCAAACCAATACAAGATGGTATGGATAGACCTAAATCCGAGTTAGCGTATAGAGTGCCGGCTAGTAAGTTCACGAGAAAGAAAATAACATCAAACGAAAAGGTTGAACAATTAGAAGGATTAGACACCTC